TTTGGTCATCGATATACTGAGTAGTAAATCCATCTGTGATTTTAAATTCTAAACGATAATAGCGCTCTGGCATAAAACCGTTCATGTCTAAATAAATGAAATTACTGGTAGCATCACAACTTACTTTATTATAAATATTGTCGTATGGAATAATGGCTTCATCTGTAGCGGCATCAAAAACTGCATAACTAGTTGTAGCAGGCAAATAATTTACAGTTTGCTGTGGGAACAGATTAGTTGGAGATTTTTGTGGATATTTGTTTCTGGAATAGATTCGTATTTTAGCAACCTCAGTATCTTTATACGTTGGTTTAACGTTGGTATATACTACATATGATTCAGTATTAACAGCAGTTAGAGATCCTGTTGTAAACGTGCTGTTATCCCAATACATTGTTAATCTAGGTACATATATTGTATGAGTTTCTCGACTAAAGAATCTCACATACCCACTAACCGAATTATTTGATTCATCGGCATCGGAAAATTTAACTACGAATCCATAATTAGGTATAGTTGCACCTCCACTACCTGACATCCAAACTTTTACAGCATCAGTAACATTCATATTAATATCAGATGTACGATAGGAAAATGATTCAGATGTTACGAGTCCTGCAGTAGATCCTGTCGGAGCTGATTGATACATCCATGATCCGCCAGCACCAGTTCCTGCTATATATAATGTGCTAGATCCAATTTGTACGTTTTGACTCGATGATATCCATGTATTTACATATGATCCTGAATTTGGTCCTGACCAGGTAGTTCCATTTGTTATTGTAGAAGAAATATCACCGGTTCCATTAATCCATGGTTCTGCTGCCAATCGGGATTCAATTGTGTATTCAGCCGGCAAGTTTTTTGCATGGGACGTATATAATTGCAATACAAATTTACAATTATTCGCGGTTGTATTATACAATGATAATGACTGAGATATTTCAGCCATATCAAATTTAATTAAACTTCTGGATTTTAATAATGTTGAACCATCACTTCCTAGACGTTTACCAATTTCTAGTATTTCATCAACTCCGGTGTTTGATGTTGGTGCTGCTTCATATAATGCGGCATCTTTTTCTGCATAAAATATTCTAAACATTTATTATATCCTTTAATAGTTTACTACGCGACCACTAATATCGCTAGTTGGAAATTTAACTTCAAATATACTAGGATCTAATGATGGATAGATTACTCCATTTTTAGTAGCAGTATTTAAATCATATGTATTACCAGAATAACCTAATGCCGTATTATATAAATTACTAAAGGTAACTCCTACTACGGATTGAACTCCTTGTGTATTACCAATTATATTTAAAATATCTGATTTTATAATTACTTGATTTATTTGCCATTTATCAATATCGAAATATGATTTAACAGCATCAATACATTTCAACAATATTTCATTGCTATTATAATTAGGTAACACTGAAATTTCAAAGTTAACTCCAATATTGATTATGTATGCATCTTTTATATTTACGGCATCCGTTAACATTCGATAATAACCTAAGTATGTTTTTAAATTTTCTTTGATGGCAGTATTTAATTCCGTTAGTTGTTTGTTAGAATTAAATCCTAAAACATACATATTCATAGCAGTTGGATTTGCAATTCTGCTAGATTCAAATTCTTGTTGAGATAATTGATCATCCGGCACAATATATGCTTTTGCAACACTACCAAATTTCGCAGGCATTGAATAAGTACGTATTATATAATCTTCTCTAGTTACTAATCGATTCTGAGTAGCAAAATTAGCTAACGCATTATTTTTAATATCTTGAGTAGTGTCAGCAGTTTTAGCACCAGTTGCTGGACTAGGATTATTTACTGCAATTGTATTCTTAACAAAATTCAACATTCCGACATTTAATATGTTATTAACATTGTCATTGTATTCGATAAAATTAATAGTAGTAAGTGTGCTAGCCGGGACATTATCAGCAACCCCAGATCCAACTGTATACGTTACTGTTAGTGTAGTATTCGAAGGAGCCTGTCCATATGTTCTTGTATATAAAAAATTCGATGGATCTATATCAACATCAACACTTCGGCGGAATCCTGCTAATCCATTTCCAACATTATCTGGATTTGGAATAATTTCTTCATCGTTATTATCTGATATTCCTGCTCCGAATTGTATTTCTAATTTATTATCACTTCGTAATCGGGAAACAAATCTTTTAGCAGTTTTCTTTAATTTCAATAAACTAGGTACTGACGAATTAAATTGAACTAGATCTGGATCATTTTCCCGTAAATTAGGAACTGACTCAAATAATGTGTCTTGAGCTAGATATGGTACTTCATACCAATTATCGCCATCGGACTCTGCAACGGATACTATTTCAATAATATTAGTATCAGGAAGCACAATTTTATCATATGGTACTGGTGTATTAAAATTAAAAGTAGCAGTTCGAACTTGCCCCGATACAGCTGCAACTGATTTTTTTAATAAATAATATGTTGGTAAATTTGTAGCATCATCACTTTCATATATAGTAACTTCAGTAGTATTATATGAAGATGAAAACCCAAAATCTACTGATTCAAGAGTCCTAAAAATAGCAGGTCCACCTGTTTGTTTTACCTGCAAGCCTGGTTGAATTGTTAATGCAAAATTATAATCCGGGGCAACATTATCACCAGTACCTATTGCCGGAACTAATTGATACACATTTAAAGTTGTGTGCGCCGGTACCGAATTAATTGGTGTATATCCCAATGTTTTTGCAATATCATATATATTAGTACGTTCAGTTGCTTGTTCTAATAATGATTCACGTAAATTAGAATCTGCATAATATGATAATACATCACCGACATACGAGGCTAATTCTACAAATAGCATACCTGGGGATGATTCATTGAAATCAGTATATGTCTCCGGAAAATATTGTTTGGTAAAATCAATTAAGTTTTTACGAAATTGGCCGAAATCTTTACCTACGTATGAGATATCTTTTTTTGTTTCCATATATTTTACCTTACTGTATCGATACGTCGCCAGACTCGTCTGCGGTTATTGTTATAGTTGCTGTCGAATAATTCTGCACAGCATAATTTATAGTTATTTTTAAATTGTGAATCAATGTTGGATCATCTTCGTTGGTAATAATATTAATATCTTGTATATCAATATAAGGTAACCAACGATTAATTGGAGTACGTATTATAGTATCAATATCTTCTTTTAATTCAGATACATTTGGTTCAAATATAATATTAAGTAAATTAGTACCAAATGTCGGTTGCATATAACGTTCGCCGATTCTAGTTAATAGTAAATTTCTTAAATTAATACGAGCTTGTGCATCAGATGTATATACTTTAGAAAATACACCAAATGCGCCAGATCTTACATCAACACCTAATGCAGTTGAATTAGTTGTTTGAGTAATATCATTTGCTGGTACTACGAAATATGCCATTAATTACCTTTCTTTGCAGATATAGCTTTCATTAAAGCTGAATAGTCTCTTGTTAATGCTTGTTGAACCTCAGGTGCTACTTCATACACTTTCCCGGTTTCTGGGTCTTCCATTACAGCCGGAGCTCCACTATTTGCTTGTTGCATATTTTGTCGCATCATCCCAAATCCTTGAGCATCTTTTGATGTCATATTAATTTCATCAATATCTTCATTCATCATTTCTGAAAAACTATTCATAGCTGCAGGTCGTTGTTCATATAGAGCATCGGTTTCATTCAACACACTAGCCCACCGATTGTCTTCAAACATTGGTCTTTTCTTTGGTGCGGATTTAGCTGGCGGAACGGTTGCCCGGTTCGCTGTATTTTTCTTTGCCGGCTGTTTCATTTCTGAGATAGTGGATTTTAATCCTTCTTGTAAAATCTCAGTTAATTCTTGCTTAATAACCGTTTTAAGTTCTTCTCGAACTATTTTACGTAAAGCTAATATAAATGTTTTATTATCCATTGTACTTATTTTTATATAAATATTGTAATTATAAATTTACACCAGTATCCCAACCGGTAGTTGTTTTTGG